CTTTGCGGCATCGGAAACAGAGTCAACACCATCAGAAAGAACTTCAAGGCCGCTTGCCATTGCCCCAATGCTTCCTGCAATATCAGAGCCTGGTATATCTATTGTTTCATCAAGAAAATTATCGGCTAAATACTGAATATCATCTAATGCTTTTGAAACAGTGGATACACTTGGATCTTCAATAGCATTAGCAATTCCTGCAATAGCACCAGCATCAGCAATAGCCCCACCTATGGCTGGATCAATAAAGAACTCGCCCTCAGCAACATCAAAAAACTTTCCTACATCCTTGTTGATAGCCTCAACAACATCAATACCAGTGCCAGAATGAGGATCGTCAATAAAATCCTTTACAGCTTTTGCTGTATCAACAGTCTCTTTTACTGGAAGATTTGTGCCAAAACCAATATCTGTTGAATCAAATTGACTATTAATCCACTCAGCTATCGGATCAATAATATTTTCCTTAATCGGAGCTGTTACATTTTCTTCAAATTGGTATCCAAAATCTTCAATACCTTGCTTTAAATCCGATTCTTTATATGTCTCAACTATGGGATCAATAATACCCTTCTTGATTGGATCTGTTACAGCCTCTTCAAAGCCATATCCAATAGTCTCCTCAATAGACTTAGCCGCTGGACTAACAGTCTCAACTATAGGGTCAATAATGCCTTTTTTAATTGGATCGGTCACTGCTTCTTCAAAACCATAGCCAACAGTTTCTTCAACGGATTTTAGTGCTGGACTAATAGTATCAGCTACGCTCTTAACAACACTTTCAACAGAAGGATATGCAGCGGCTATTGATGCTACTTTTGCTATATCTCCTATTGAAGTGTCCTCTTGAACTGGAGGAAGAGGCTCCGCAGGAATAAACTGACCTGGTGTATAACGTCTACTAAACCACTCTGGACGTATAGCAATCGCTTCTTCAAACTCTTTTTGCAAGTCAGCATAGCGTTGTGCATAATCCTGCAAACCAGAAAACTGTATTTTGTCAACAGATACAGGGCCACCAAGAAGAGATGATATTGGAGCATATCCGACATCGCCAATCTTTTGGTAGCCAGTTTTCATAAACTCAGGAAGATTAACTTCACTATACGGAGTCGGTGCTGGCATTGGTAAATAACCAATAGAACCAGGTGATGGAGCGCGAACGCCACCAAGAGCCTCAGAGGACAAAATCTGATTTTCTGCTAGACCAGTTGCCTCAATGAGCTTTGATATTTCATCTGGTGTTAAGGCCATCTTATACCCTTGGTAGGTTAGTTGATGTATTTACACCTGCTGCAATCTGTTGTGCGCGTAGCTCACGCTCAAACGCAAGTTCCTGCTGACGAAGCTGTAGTTCAGCAGCCATCTGCTCACGCTTGAAGGCAAACTCCATTTGCATTTTTTCTTTTTGAAGTTGCAGATCATTAGCGGCCTTCTGTTGAGCCATTTGCATATCTGCCTGCATCTTCTGCATTTCCATAGCAATGCGCGGATCTTGCGGCGGTTGCTTAGGTGGCTGCGGTGGGGCCATGCGTGGGTCTGCAAAGAACTCAGTAACATTCTTAAAGCCAGAAAGCTCTGCAATTCTAGCAAGCGTGTTGCGATACTGCACTGGCGTAACAATAGGATTATCTGGGCCAAAAGCCTGCATAATCTGTTCTTGTTTAGCAGCAATGTTAAACAGCGTTGAAAGCTGTTGCTCACGCTGACCAGTGCCAAGACCTACATTGATCTGCACATCATATGAGCTTGCCCATTGGCGTGGATCCATCGGAACAAACTGATTGCGCAAACGCACAATCTTTGTTTTGTTTTGATACTTGGTAATCAGATGCAAGATACCACGGAACAAATCCTTGACACCAGTTTCGGCAAACACACGCGCGATCATCTCTATCTTGCCTTGAGAAGCAGCCTGCATAGCGGCAACAGCAGTTGCTGTTGTTGACTGCAAGGCATCAGCATCAAGACCCATAGCCTGACGCGATAAACCTGTGCGCTGTTCTTTTACGCGATCCATATATTCTAATGCTGGGAATACAGAGCGCGATACATCAGCAACTTGCAATGGCGCAACCATGCCTGGACCACGGGCGCGAACAATACCACCAGGGCGGTTGGTCAGCAGGTCATCAAGATTGACCTGACCCTCAACAGCAACAACACGCGTATTGTTTGTATTGTAGATGTTGTCAAGCAACTGACGCATCAAAGTCGATTTAATCAACTGAACGTCCATAACAAGCTCTGCAACAGAGCGACCAATGGCGCGATGCGGCATCAAGATTGGAGAAAGAATAGCAAACGGAACATAGTCACATTCTTCATTCTCTAGGATATGATAGCCACTCCCAACAGTAAGAACCCTGCGCAACTCAGCAACACCATCGCCATCATAGTCAGCTTTGATATAGCTTTCCGTAACCAAGACATCGCGCATCGCTGGGTCTTTGCTGTCGAAGCCAGACCCAGATTCAAGATCCTCAAACCGACTGGTTCTTTCTTCGCTTGTATCCAGATCCGTGTAACCCGCATATTGCTCTACCTCATCTTGGTCATAACCCATAGCAACAAGATCGCTGACAGTCATAGTCGTGCGATGCGATACAAAGTTTGCATCACTCATTGACTTAGCGCGTCTTGAGATCAAAAACTCTTCTGGTGGAACATTCTCAATGTTTACACGACCGCTTGTTTTTGTGCGGCGTATCTTTACATCATAAATACTGGGAGCTGGGATAACGCTACCATCAGGTAGCTCCATAGCTTCTCCAACAATCGTTTCGTTCTGAGATACAACTTCTACTTCTTCATCTGCCAGCAGGATGGTCAGTTCTTGTTCGTTGAGGGCCTCATACTCTTCAGTCTCAACATCAACAATCTCATCCCATGTGTATTTTACAACACCAAGTTTTAAGAGCAGCGCATCCTTAAACCAGTTGTGCATGATTTGGAAGCCAGAATTATCAGTGTTGATAATCCAGTTGCAGTAATCACTAGCTTGTTCGGCAATAGCAACATCTTCTGGGCCAGTGGGAATAAAACGCACATACTCATCTGACTGCGTAAATATACGCATCAGACTAGGCATAATGTGTTCAATCGTATCAGATACCTCAGTAGCAACTACCTGAGAGCGATCTGGCTGTTCATTACCAAACGGCTCACCCAAATAGTAATCCATCGCATCAATGCGATCTTGACTAAACTCGGTATCATAATACCCTAAGGCCTGTTCAATCTCATTCCTAAGAATGGATTGAAACTCAGTGTCACTTATCTTCGCCATTTAGAACTTCCAATTTCTTTGATGGTGCCTTCTTCTGTGTCTTTTTTGCCACAGTTTTAATCTCTTGTATAGGCTCTACAACAAGTGGTGCGCGACAGGCTTTGCAAGCACCTAAATATCCATTCGGGTTTGGATAACCACAGTTTGTACAAATCATGCTTCTACCTTCCTTCTCTTAGGTCTACCTTTTCTTCTTTTTTCTTCTTTATTCTCCACCTCCTCTGACGCTCCAGCATTTGCTTTCGCCGCCAGCTCCTTTTCTTTCTTTCTGTCTCTTCGGTATATTGTGACATACATATCTATTTCCTCTTTCGTTTTTTCTCCTCAACATTTGTCAGCTTACCAGAATTAACCATAGCATAAAATACCGCCTCTCCACGCTTGTCCCCATACTGGTCTTTCAGTTCGCGCATAACTTTGCGCCCCTTGGTGGTAAGTGGCATTACTTCATACCTTTTGCGCAGCGACCCATCTTCTTACAGACCATAGGATTCTTGCAGCCTGGGCAGGGCGTAAAATCTTTTTTCTTAGATGATTTGTTCTTTCCGTATTTCATGTGCTGTTCCTTTACCACTTAACTTTGTCTGTTTACCCAGTAATCTCTAGGTAATCTATTTTGTGCTTGTTCTTTTGATGTAGCCCAACGAACATTTCCAGCCTCATAATGCCCAAGCGGATTAATCCTATCAAGCGTACATCCTTTTGGCCTTGGGCCAAGAAGCTCAAAAAACTCTTCAAATGAACCAAACCTAAACTCAACATTTTCATAAGCTTGATGATGTAATTTTCCGAGCTTACATCTTCGTTTTGCTTTATAATAGCTACTCCTTGCTGGTAATTTTTCTGGATCATTTTTAATGCCAGTGCCTTTTGTTGGGTGCGGTTTTTTTGCAAAACGTGTTTGATTTCTGCATGGCTTACAAAAAAGCTCTTTGCGTTCACGTTCTGCTTTTCTAACAACATCATTACGCGCCAATCTTTTCTGTTTGCATCGTGGGCAAGTCGTTTCTACTTTCAAATTGTAATTTGGCATTTGCGTCTCCTATTTGTAAGAGAGTTATACTACCAATTAGAACTATTGTCCACTTAACTTTGTCTGCCCAGTATGCGGCTGACATTTTACCTTTAGCTATGTTCTGAGCATGACGCGCCTTGAACGATTTGCGGCGATTAGCATATGCTTTGCTTTCGCCTTTCTTCTTAGGAGATCCAGACACACCTTGCTGACCAAAGCGAATTAGCTTGATCTTATCGCCTTCTTTTGCCAGCACAGCATGACTCTTTTTCGGATGATTTGGAGTTCGTTTCGGCTTGTTGTAGCCAGCAAAACGCTCACCGCGATATAAGATAGCCATTAACGGATCCTCATATTACTTTTGGGGCCGTATGTCTTGCGAAGGTTTAATCCACGCTTACGCCCCCTACGCTTAACTTTAGGGAGGGGGGTATACATTCCGACTGTTTGCTTTTTCGCCATCAGCAGTCTCCGTGTACGCCTTCAGGTGTTACCCGAATACTACGGACAATTTCCATAAACTCATCAGCGTCAATACCATGCTCACCAGCACAATACGCAGCCGCTAAAAGACAAGTATACATCAAATCCTCCCAAGAGGAACCAGAATTTTCTAATTCTTCTAATCCAGAAACCAAAATGCGTAGATCGTCCAATGCACCATCTTCTTCTGGTATGAACTCTATCTCCATCACACAATCCACCTTGCTTGCGGGTAGTTCAAACTACTACCCCATTTATATTTACTTCCACTCTTAGCAGCACTGGCGTTGCTGGCAAAGGTTAAACAGAAAGCATCTGCCAAGTCAGGGCTGTTCATACCACGCTTGCGCATTTCGTCCTTACTTTCAACCTTTAACTTGCCGTTACTTGTGAACTTGAATCGCGGCTTACATAAGTCAGAAATCAACTCTTCCTGATTTGGAATCATGCAATCGCGGCTTTCAAACCACTCTTTTGCGGAAAACCATAGTTCGTCACGCAAACGTGAGTATTTATCGCGCATAGCAGAGGACTCTGCAACATTGATCCCCCTTGCAGGTAAATCCAGCTCTTGAAGCCTGTCAACAACGCCAGCACCAATACCAATACTATCAACCAATATCTCTGCTGGACGATCAGCCCATCGCGTTGTCTCATACTCATTTAAGATAATCCCACACAATTCCATCAAATCTTTGTTTCGCCAGGTCTTAACAGGCTCAGTAATAACATTACCCTTTCTCTTGCAAAGAGCAGTCCTGTCAGACCCAAATCGCGCAACATCCAATCCCCAGATTACAGGCACAGTTTCTGCTGGCTCCTGATTACGCTCTGTCGCAGACTGCAAGAGATGAAGCGGAATAACCACATCGTCATCAGCCTCAGGCCACTCACCCAAAACACGCACCCGATAGATATTGCTCTCCTCCCCATATTTAGCCTTCATATCCTCAATGAAGTTTTTACCCACCTGAGAGCTATCAGAAGATGCTACTTTCATGGTCGCCCATCTGCCAGACATCTTGTTAAACGCATCATAGAAATAACCAGACGTTCTAGTCGGGTTTCCAGTCATAACAGTCTTAGCACCCTCAGTGGACATAGCACCCTCACCGACCTCAAAGATCAGATCGTCAACACCAGATGCCTCATCAATCAAAAATAACATATTCGGGCTATGGAAACCTTGCAAGGCTTCTGGGTTCTCTCTCCTAGCCGTTCTAGCCACAGCAAAGTTATCAGCACCCACAACGTCAATTCGGTCGGACTTAACCTCCAAAACGCTCTGAAAGCCCTCTGGCAGCTTCCTATACCACTTCTGAACCTCTGCCCACAAAATATCCGACAACTGACTAGC